TCAACTTTAGCAGCAACTATTTTTTCTCGTTCTTTTTTGGTAGCCAATATTCGCACCCCCCCTTTATTTTTCAATAATTTTATCCAACGATACGTTTTACACCACTCTCACCGGTCTTCCTTAAGCAAAAAAATTAATGTTTGGTAGGGGGGGCTTTGAAGTAACTCGGAAAAACTTTCGGTACTTTTTTAGAATCTTTATTTTCCTCTTCCATATGGCAACTAGGACAAAGTAGCATTAGGTTATTCGGATCTAATTTCAATAATGGATTCTTTTTAATGGTGACAACATGATGGACTTGAGCATGCTTTCCAAAGACAAATCTTCCACACTTCTGACAACAACCTCGTTCTCGCTCGTATATGAATGACCTCATATGTTTCCATTCCTTTGAATTGTAGAATGGTTTGTTTTGGTTATGGTAGATAGTTTTCTTATTTTCCTTTTTCTTCATGGACTCCTTAGATCGTTTATGTTCCTCACAATAAGCTCCACGGCTTATCTTGTTTCGGCAACCATTAAAGTCACAGTATTTCACTCATCATCAGCAGCAGTTAGAGCTTCCTCAATATGCTTACGAATAGTTTCTTCTTTCTTCATGTTTCCAGGTACATCAATATTGTTAACTTTTGCAAAAGCAAGTAGCTGTTCTGTATTCATAGCTTCTAAATCACTATCAATTTGTGAATCTTCTACTTGGCCATTAATAATCGTTTTATCTTTTCCACTAGCAAGATCTAATCCCATAATCATGGATTCAGGGTTCTCTGTTACTTCAAATGTTGGTTCTTGTCCATGCGGCACTACTAGTACCTTTTTATTTTTTGCATCCCAGTATTCTGTTCCACTTATCGTTTTTCTTGTTTCAACTATCATAATTTAACTCTCCCTTCTGTTCTCTTATAAATTAAAATACCAAATACCTTAACTCTCTTGTAAAAGATGCCATTGTATCTATCATGTTCCACTGTAACGGAAATCATCTTATATCCTCCTTACCAAATAAAATAAGCACTCAAATAAATGAATGCTTAATGGTCTTTTGCATTTTAAAAGACACTCTTTTCTTTCTTTTACTTTCTTTTCTTTTCTTTTGTGTACTTATTGCAGACATAAACCCTAGTTATTGTATACATGATGTAAACATAAACCATAGTTAATGTTAACAATAACCCTAGTTAATGCATACATTAATTCTTGATTTTTGGACTCGAACCCTTTTTAACAAACTACATAGTATTTTTGAGTTAGAGTGAGTTAGTGTTAGTATGAGAGAGATAATCGATACTCAAAGTATGTGAAATCAAACATTGATAGTATTTTTTAGTATGAGTGAGATAATTATACATAATCGATTTTAATCGTCTTATAGAAGTTTGTGAAATTGCGAAAACTCACTTTATTCCATTAAAGACCACTATAAATTGCATAAACCGGTTATCGCAATACGAATACCGGATTCTCAATATACAACTTGGTATTTGAGCATTAAAAAAGCACTCCATAAGGAATGCTTAACATAAGATTTTATTTATTTTTCGCACTGCTACTATCTGTACAATATTCTTTCAACTTATTCATCGCTTCAGTTTCTTCTATACCTAAGTTTGGAAATTCTTTTTTCTGTCCTGTTTCTTTTCTGGTTACAGTTCCATAAAAACTAGTATCATTTTTACTTAATGAAATAACCCAACTAAATACTTCTGTTTTACTTTTTTTCCTAGGATCTGCATAAATCGGTGTTACTTGTATAGGAAAATCAACTTCTCTAACTAACATTTTATCACCTCCTTCCTCCTAATTATCAGAGAAAGGAAATAAATGGACAAATACTATCGTTCGACATTAAATGACAAAATAAAGGAATTTACCTCTTCTTTAAAGAATTATCTTTTTAGGAGGTGAGATTATGACTAATAAACCAAGTCAGGGACCACAAAATGCGACAAGTGCACAACAACCAGGTTGGCATCAAAATTCAGCAGATAAGCCATCTTTAACAATAAGACCTGCTTCTACTGGACCAACACCTAAGAAATAGAACCGTCGCTAACTCTTTGGTTATAAAGAGTCTGTGCTTCTTGAGCTTCAGTGGAATTATATATTTTAATTATTGTTCCTGAAGAAGTATCAATAAAAACATCTTCAATACGAACATTATAGTATTCCATTATTTTAGCCCAATGATCAGTTGCCTCGAGCACAATGTCTTTAGACGGTTCATTTGCTCGAGGTACTAAAGTTAAACTTCCAACCAGACTCTTTTCTTGACTATCAATTTTACTTACCTCTACAATTTGTCCTATATTCCCCAAAAACATTGTATTCCATACAGTTGTTTGTTCTGATAACGGAGCAATACCATTATTTTCTCTAACTTTATTTATTTTACCCAACAGTAATTTGTACCATTTACCTGTAATTAACTTTGCTAAATAAAAACTAACCAAAAGGCTTGAAATTACATAGTAAATAATAAACCAAATTTTCTTCGAAAGTGTAGTTAGGTCGTTGATATTATTACTTAGCAAAAACCAGTCCTTTTTTATGATTGGAATATCAACCACAGGATATAAAGCATTACAATGCGATAATATTGCAAAAAGCTGGTAAACAACTAGAACAGAAACAACAATTGGAATCCATAAAAGAGCACTTATTGCAACTACCTCAGTATTTTCTCTTTTACTTGTTGGTGTTAATCCAAATAATTGAATCCAAAAGTAAGCTAATAATCCAGGAATAGTAAAAATTATTAATGTGATAAAATCATTCAATGTAAAATTCACCTCTTTATTTCAATTCGACATAGTTATTTTAATTCCCTTTATTATTTCCTCCTCATAGCCCCACCACGACCACGGCCATATCTATCCCTATCCATGCCCATGATGTTAATCCAATCGACTTTTTCTTGTTTAGGTTGTTTATCACGTTTCTTTTTCTTCTTCCCCATCTTTTCTAGTTGCTTTAACTGGTCAGTTTTAAGATGATTTCGTAATTTCATAATCATCACATCCTTAAATAGCTATCAGACTTACAGAAATAGCCTAAATTTTAATTTTAATAACTTACTAGAGTATTTGTTCATTAAAATAGAAAAACGCCCCTATGAGTCTAGGAACGTTTCGTTTAATTATTCTTCCAATTCATCAAAGCTATCGATAATTGTTTCCCAATCACAACCAAAAGCTACGTCCACAATCTTTATACCAGGAGCAAATTTATGATTACAATTTTCATCATAAGTCTTCTTGTAATATTCCAATTTAGAATCAATGTTTTCAAAAGGATTGACGATTATTTCTGCTTCTGGAAAACCATCCATTTGAATTTTAACAGCAACAAAGTTTGATTCAACATTTTTAGCATCTGCAAATGCTGCTTCTAATACGTCCATTGTTAATTCCATAAATATTCCTTCTTTCAATTAATTTATTTTTGGAAAATAAAAAGCCGACTAGATAATCTAGCCAGCTAACATTCTTTTTGAATATTTTCTTGATAATATAAATTTAACACATCTAAAAGCAAATGCTCATCTTATATTCGTGATAAAAACTCCTTAGAATCGTTTCTGTTTCGTTTTGAGTAGAAAATAAATTGAAAAAGTCAATTCGTTTTTTCTCTCATGGCTAATCCGTTTAGTCTTAACTTCTCTTTTGTTTCTTCCGATAAAATACGCTCTTTTTTCATAGAGACTTGTTTTTCTTTTAAAGTGCCTTTAATTGCTATTGGTCTGTCATTCTCTGATTCTACTGTTTCCATTTGACCAATACTCATTAATTTACGGATATGTTTAGGAACTGTTGAGTAAACATTCCATTCATTCTTTTCATAATCGAATACTAGGCTTGTTTCTTGCTCTGATTTAGAGTATCCCATTTTCTTTTTCCTCCTTAGGTTTTATTACTTCAACTTTCAATGCAAATGCCAATTTATAAAAGATTCTAGGTTTAAACTTCTGGTGGTAATACGATTCACTCATTCCTAACTGGTTATAAACCTCATAATCGAACAACTCTTCTTCTCCAAGATACCTAAGTATAAAGGCTTGTCTTTCTCTTTGAGATAATCGGTTTACAGCCTTGCGAAAAAACTCTACATAGCTTTGACGTTTTCTTTCTTCATCTACACGTTCAATAGCTATTTGTTCTGTTGTTGAATGGAATTGATTTGAGAATACTGGTAATTCCAATGTGTACTTTGGTGTAACTTGCGGGAGTTTTTCTTCTGGTACACTCATTAAATAAAAACGATATTTTTCAATTGCTCCTTCCACAGCTTCTTGTGTCGCTTTTCTATCTATCTCAGGAAGCACAAAAGACATTTGTTTCAAGACGACTCCCCCCATTTGTGATATGATTTATTTAGGTTGTTTTAGTTAATGCTGGGAAGAGTATTCCTGGCTTTTTTTATTTCTCATCCATGATTTTATCTTTGTAGGCTTTAAGAAAGAATGACTTCTCTTCTTTAAGAGTCGAAATTTGTATTTCCAATCCTTCATTTTTCATCCTTTCAGTGAATAAAGATTCATTAAGGTCCTCAAGTGTTTCTCTAAGACTATCTATCTCTCTTTCTAGAGAATCATTATTGATTTCCACTTTCACACAATCCTTTTCTCTTACTCTAAACACTTTTGTTTCATCAACTCCACAACAAATTACCCTTAATACCTTTTCCATGCCATTATGAATCTTTTCTTCACTACCACACCTAACCGGAACATCAACATAAGTGTTTGATTCTAATGCACCAACAACTTTATGGATATACATTTCATTTGGTGAGTTGAATCTATGTTGTTCTATTTGTACATAATCGCCAAAATCAATGTCATTTGTTTTCTTATGACCAATAAACTTACTCATTTCCCTTCAACCTTCCTTCTTTACGATTGCCGATAACTCTGCATCTAAAATGAACATTTGCTAATAAATTATCATCACCAGCCATAAAGCACCCACGATGAAAAATTACGTTTCCACACCATCCTTCTTCCGTTTCTTCATTATCGTAGATGAACACAATATCTCCTTTAAAAATCTTTTTACCATCCATATCTGTCAAGGTGCTATACGGTTCAAATTCATATAAGCCATTGTAAAATACTTTCATTTGCCAATTTCCATTAGAGTTGTTCATAAAATTATCCCAATCGATGTAACGCTTAGCTTCTTTATCCCACGCTCTAAATTCAATCATTGTTCTTCCTCCTAACTTCACAGTTGTTATCTACTCTGTTTCTTCTCTTGGTGTAGGAATCCCAAATACATAACTGTAAACATAAATGCTTCACCGACCCAGAAACCAAAGAGAAATTTCATATCAGATTATCTTCCTTGCTTCAAATTCGGCATCTTTCAAGCGTTTATAATCCTTAAATATCTTTGATAACCTTTCGTCTTCTCCATACACCCAGTGACGTTTATATGGCTCTCCATCATCTTTTAGAGTTTCATAGGATACTTCTATCCCATCACCAATATTTGCTCTTATACGGACTGTTGTAACTTCACATGGTGCTTTGCCATCCACAAGAAAAGTAGTGTGATTGATATCTCCATCTGTATGGAATAATACTCCATGCTGATATTTCTCTAATTGTTCTTGTGCTGCCAATAACATAGATGCTAATTCGTCTTTTTTATGCTTTCTCATTAGCGTTTCTTTTTTCATGTGATCAGCTCCTTAATAGGCTTTACCGCCATGTTTATAACTGCGACCTTTGTTTTTCTCCATCTTATCTAAAATGGCAGCTTCTAAATCAATATCTCGAGCACCGCATAAATCAAAGATTCGAATGCATACATCTGCAAGTTCTTCCTTAAAATTCTCGCTATCACCTTTACGATCTGCTTCTAACGCTTCTGATACTTCACTGTGAATTAGAGCAAGTAATGTACCAGTTTCTCTTTCTTCATCATGCCAGCCTTTTGATTTAGCTGTTTCATACGCTTGTTTGCATAATTGATTAATGTTCACTTTGATTCCTCCTAAATTTCTTTATCTATTCTTAAAATCACAATGTTAATACCTACCATATTGTTGTATACTTGCCTTAAAAAGCAGGTGAAATATTATGAAAAAATTCGATATGATTTTTAAAATAGTTGTTTTAATTCTCTTGTGTACAATCATTGTTCTTTTATCAATTATTGCAAAATACGTTTGGTATCTAATATAAATAAAATTAAAGTTCCTTGCTCTCCCTCCCGAAGGAAGGAGAGTGAAGCTATTAATCTAATGAATCTTCATCATTTGGAGAAGAGAAAGGATCTCCATCTAATTCATCTTTTTCACCTACATCATCTAAAGAAAGTTGGTCTGGGCTGATATTAGCTGTTCCATCTTTGCCAACTGAATAAGAAATACCCTCATGATCTTCCTCAAAATCATCTGTACTCATTTGAGTTTCAACGATATGCAGCGTTACATCTGAGCCAGCTTTTTTATAGAAATTAAATGTATTTTCAGCAGAAGAATCGCCTTTTACGATAAAATCTAAAGTTGTTTTCTTACTGTCCTTTGTTATCTTGTTAAATTCACATTTAAGCTTATGTTCCACACCTTCAATTTCTAAAAGAACCATTTCGCGAGTTAACTTGTTTAGTTCCGGCTTTTTCTCGTCTTCTCCCTTCACATGGAATTGAACAAGCTCCTTTTTGCTATCTTTCGTCTGCTTATTGAAATGTGCTTTTACAGTTACTTGCATGGTTATTTCGCTCCTTTTAAAATAGTGTCGATTACTTCTGCTTGATAGTGTATTAGTTTAATAGAGTTCGTTTCTTGAACGACAAAGTGACTTAATGCTATTTGAGCAAGAACATAAGCATCGATTACGTTGTCGCTTTTATGGCTATAGTTAAAATGTTCTATTACAGCTTTCTTTACTGCCTTTTTCTTTTCTGGACCAGATAATTTTTTCTTATTTCCTACTTCTCCTGTCCATCCAGTTACACCAACATATTTTTTTAAAGCATTAGGTGCGACTTCAATATAATTAATCTTCCTGGCATCAAGAGCCATTCGAATGCCCCAGCCAATGCCACCGTTCTGCACTGCTTGTTGAGAAGCAAATCCAAATCCTTCAATAGCGATAACATCATTTTTGCGAATATGGTCCATAACATCTATAATCATCGTTCTCATACGTTTTGGATCCACAGAACCAATGCCTGTTATTTCTTTTTCTTTTAATACTTGTCCATGTTCACCAATAGCCACAAATCCTGTTTTAGTAGATGGGTCAATACCTATGAATCTCATAATTTCACCTTCCTATGTCTTACTTGGTAATTCCGTAAAATGTTGTTTCCACCCTTGGAAAAGCAATCTAAAATCATTTAGGCCAGTATCCCTGCCTTTTGCAATTGTCTGCTGGATGACCTTTCCACCCATTTCTGTATCGTCTGGATTGTGCCAAAGGAATTCAACCACATCTGCATCCTGCTCTATGGAGCCTGATTCTTTTAAATGAGATAGCTGCGGCTTCAATGCTTTTTCAAACTCACGAGACATTTGAGATAGCATGTAAAAACAACAATCTAGTTCCCTTGCAATCTGTTTAGCTGCACCTGTAACATTTCCAATTGCTTGCGATCTGCTTTCGCCTTTACGTTGTGGAATGTTCATAATCTGTAAGTAGTCAACTGCAATTAACGCTAATTTTCCATGCTTCTTCTTAAACTGCCTTGCAATCCCTTTAACTTCATCAATAGTGATATAAGGCTTGTCTTGTATAAAAATAGGCAGAAACTCAAAACCTTCATAAGCATTTTTTAAAGTATCTAATTCTTTTTCGCTCAAGGTTTTTGCTTTAATTCTTTGATAAGGAATACCAGTGACAGAAGACATCATCCTGTCTTTCAGTTCGTCTTCTCCCATCTCTTGAGAGAATATAAGGACCACACCTTTATGTTGTTTAGCAGCTCCATAACACGTTTGTAACATTTTAGCCGTTTTACCTACTGATGGTCTTCCAGCACTCACATATAACCAACCTCGCCATAGTCCCTTCGCCCAATTATCAAAGAACTTGAACTCTGTTTTTATGTAATCCGCTTGGGTTGATAGGTGCTTAAAGTAATCTTCTTTACTTTCGGAAAAACTTCTCATTTTCACGTTATCCTGCGGTCTCATTTCACCAACTAATGCTTCAATAGCTGAGAAATACTCTTCATCCGTTTCGTAATCATCTCTAGTCATTCCCTTGATGATCTCGCCCATGTTCTTTGTTCTGCGCTCTAATGCCTTGGAACGAATAATCCTGGCGTAATACTCTGTACTAGCTGTAGAAGGACAGGCGGCTGTTAAATCCATTAAATAAGATACACCGCCCATATTCTCAACTTGACCGAATTTCACATAGGTTTCTGTAACTGTGACAACGTCAACTGGAACACTTCTCTTTTCTAGATATCTCATAACCTTGTATATTTGTTGGTGCCTTTGAGAAGAAAAATCCCTAACCTCTAGAAAAGTAATTTCATCCAAAACATTCGAATCAATGAGAATAGCCCCTAATACAGATTGTTCAACCGATATATCATTTATTTCTTGTTCAGCTGCTCCAATCGAACTCAGAAGGATCACCCCCTGCTTCTACGAATTTAGAGAAGGCTATTTCTTTATCTCTAATATCTTGGTGAGTTTGTTTAATTGGTTGTTTAGTTGTCTTGCTAGATTTCATCTTGATAGCTAGTTCTCCAAACTTTTCTCTTAATTTTTTGGCGCTTAGTACATTTGTTCTCCAAAATTTATCTTGAACTACCCAATCCATTACATCTTTAGCAAGTCGCTTATCCACTTGATCTATTTCAATTAGCTTTCTAAATTCATCTGCCCATTTTTGCATATTAGCTTTTTTAACTAAATGCTCGACACCTGCATCTTTTGCAACTGCCAAAACTTTGTCATAAAAGTAAGTAGCCATTTTAAAATAAGAGCTTTCCTCGTCATACTTTTTTTGTTGACGAGTATTTTTCTTTATATTTTTCTTTTTTCTTTCTTGTGGGGCTACGTCGCCTACAGTTCTGTGGGGTACGTCGCCTACACTACTGTGGGGTACGTCGCCTACACTTACAACTGTAGGGTGCGTCGCCAACAGTGGTTCTTTCCATTCATCAAAATTCTTGTTAAAACTAATAATGTTTGCACCTCTAGAACCTTTCCCAATGGCAAATATTATGTTGCGTTCAATCAAAATTTTCAGTTCTCTGTTGACGCTCTTTCTATCTTTAATTCCTATTGCTGTCGAAAGAAAAGAACTTGATAACTCATGCTGTTTTCTCTGAAAACCATAAGTGTAACGCCAAACAACCATAACAATTCGAAATTGGGTGCCATTGAGATTGGTTTTCGAAATGTGTTCTAGAATCTCGTTGGCAATCCTAGTGTGTCCTTGTTCAATTTGTGGGTTTGCCATAACGAATCATCCATTCATCATTTTTGTAACAATGTTTGTCCTTTTATAAATCCAGTAATTTCTTTTGCAAATTCCAATCTATCTTGTTCTTCATCTTCACCGTATTCTTTTTCTAGCCAAGCATTTAACATATGATCCACTTGCATGACTAACTTAGTTTCTGCATTCAATTTGTATCCATTTGCAACTGCTTGAATATATTTTGTAGCATTATTTAATGCGTACTTTTTTAGTGTTAATGCATCACCAACTTGTGCTATATGGACAATATTGAGTAAAAGTAAATTCATTTCATCTTTTGAAACAATACTTCCCCACGATCTTTTTATTCCTTCAAATGCGTTATATACATCAAGTGGTAGTTCAACTTTTTCCACTTAAATCACCTCAATTTTGTAATGTTCATCTGCTTTGAAGCCTTTTTTCATCAACGCCCTCATAGTAGTCATTTTGGCTAGCGCAGGCATGTTATTTTTGCTTGATAAATGAGTTAGATATATTTGCTCCCCTAGACCTTGAATGAGTCCAGAAAGGGCTGTGGCTGTCTGCTCATTAGATAAATGTCCTACATGTGATAGAATCCTAGCTTTTACACTGTTAGGATAATCTGATACTTCAACCATGTTAGGTTCATGATTTGACTCGATAATATAAATCTGTGAAAACTCCATCTTCTCGAGCATGTATTCATCTACATGGCCAGTATCTAAACAGATAGAGCATTTGTAATTCATATAATCCGTTACTGTATATCCAACAGGATCATATGCATCGTGATGAGTCTTGAAGGATTCTATATAAAACTCATCTTCAAAGTTAATGCTCTCTCCTGCTTTAAATGATCTCTTTAAGTCATCTTCTACATTAGAAATTGACTTCCATTCGTTCTCTGCTGCATAGACTGGAATCTTATACTTATTAGCTAAAGGTAATCCCTGTACATGGTCCTTATGAGCATGTGTGATAAAGATGGCCACAATTGATGTTGGGGAAATACCTACCTCCAACAACCTTTTTTCAATCTTTGTTTTGGCAATACCAACGTCAACAAGAATAGTAGATTGATTGGAACGAATGGCAATCACGTTGCCACTCGAACCACTTGCTATAATGTCTACTTTCATAAATGTTCTCCTGCAATATCAGCAATCATCATTGCGTAATTAGCGATATTCGTACAAAGAATAGTAATTTCGTGTTTATCTTGCTCTTCTTTTCGCAGCTCTCTTTCAAGCACATGCAAATTATTATGGATTCTTCCGAGCAGATAAAAATGACTTGTTTCACTCCATCCACCATTATGGTCATTAACTCTTAATTGTTTTTCCATATCATGAGCAAACTCCATTACTTTTCTTCTTGGTTTTGGACAAGGTTCCATTTGTTGAACAAAGTTAGCTATTTCATCGTCTAATTCAAATAGCAAGATACAATCTCTATCCATTCCGAATCTTAATGCAATCAAATCGAAATTATCTTTATCCCAATAGGTCTCTAATAATGGTCTAGCTTCAAATGCGTCTTTTGCATCTTGAAGAAAAGCTAAATGTGTTTTGTTAATAGATACAGTCATATTGAATTACCTCAATCCAAACTATCCGCAGCAGCGTTTTGTGCTTCTCTAAAATCAATTTCCATATCCAGGATGTCATTCAATCCAGTTAGTTGTGCTAAAGTTGGGTTTTTACCAACTAAATCAGGAGCATGCTGTTCGATATATGCAGCAATTGCATCTTTACCAACAATGCCTAGCTTCTTAAATTTAGCGTTCATTTCAGCACGAGCTTTTTCTGTAGTAGTTAGCTTCTTAGGCTCTTCTTGTTTAGGTGTGTCAATCACTTCTTGAGTAGGTGTAATGTCTTTTCTTTCTCTTTCCTTGTAATCTTCTACTGTCACTCCACCTTTATTTTCTATCTGTTCTTCATCATCAAAGTTCAAATTAAATGCTGCCTTTAATGCTCTTCTAGTCATATGTTTTTTAAACATGTCATTAAAATAATTGGTCCACATCGTTTTTTGCATTCCAATGTTGGAACGTCTAAAATGTTCTACTTCTTCCACTTCCATAACTACTGTGAATGGCTTGAATCCTGTTTTATAAGCAATAGCATAGCCACCTATCACCTTACCTCGTGGGAATCCCCAAGAATGTTCGTCAATAACCACATAGTAACGACCATCTTCATCTTTCTCCTGGTGCATTTTAAAATCATCATTCTCATGAACAAGCTGAACATCATACCCTTGATAACCTTCTGTTTCCTTTGCCTTACGAACAAAGTAATCAACACCGAATTGTACTGTTAATTGATTCTGTCTTACTGTAGGATAAATTTCGTTCATTACTGGATTCGCACCAGCTGCTTTAGCGATAGACATAAAAAGTTTGAATTGTGATTCGTTGCAATCTTTCCCTATAGTTTCTCGAATGGTTATTACATCTGTTTCTGTTAATTCACCAAAAGCGAATGATTGATATACTGATAATTGATTTGCCATTAATTAGTCCTCCAAGTTATCGATTATTTTTTAATATGTCTCTAGTGGTACCTGTGTTTCTATGAATCAATGAAACTTTCTCACCATGGTTTTTATAAATCAGCCAGTTGTCGGGATTAAGACCAGCTTTTCGAATGTTTTCTTTTTGTTTGCGAGTGGGATTCTTTCCTTGTTTCACTCTTCTTCCTCCTCGTCTTCGTATACAAATCTCACTTTTTTTCCTTTATGTTCTATTAGGAAGTTTTCTAACAAACTAGCAAAATCACCAGGTCCAACAAGATCACGTTCCAAAATTGCATCTTCTGGACATTCTGACAAAGGACCAACATGCATTACCTGCTTACCATCGATGACTAGCTTCTCTCTTCTGCATCCCTCCCAGCCCTCGCTGGAAAGGACTTTAACTACAACTACATCGGACATATTAGATCACCTCAATATCAACTGTTATTTCATCATCATCAGAAATGCTTTCTACTTTCAATTCCTGCCCTGCCACCACTCGGCAAAGTATCAACTGTCCTAATGGCTCTTTAAACTTTGTAATGGACTCAGCATTATCAATAAACACTGGTGTAATCAGTTCACTTTGAGCAGATAACACATCCCTTAATTCCAATCCTGCTTTAATGGTTTCAGAGAGTGATAGCTTGCTATAAGGTTTGCCATCCATTTCAATTTCAAAGTCTGGCTTAATTTCTCCATCTGTCTTATTCTGTTTGAACAATCTAACTGAAAGAGTAGTGAATAAGGCTTGTACTTTTTCGGCCTGTAATTCAGCTTCTTTTGCTTTGTAATCCTTGATGCTATCTAAAATAAAGATGGATTCATTCAGCGTTTCTAAGCACTCTTTTTCTTCTACTTTTACTTGTTCTACCTGCTCCACGTAATGCTTGTAATCTTTATGTTTAGCAATCTCTTTTTCTAGGGGTTCTATCTTAGATTGCAATTCGTTAAGTTTTTCTCTTGTTTCTGAAACATCGATATATTCCAATGTTTTTAGTTCTTCTTCCAGTTTTTTTCTTTGTGCAATAACAGTATTGAAAGAAGTTTTAAACTTACCAATTCTTTGCTGTTTTTCTTCTTCTGCAGCCTTTAAGGAATCATCTTGCAAAGGCTGTTTACAAACGCGGCAATGGTCCTCAATCTTTTCTTCTTTAAGCAGAGACCAATCATTTTTCATGCTGTCTCTTTCTCTATTCAGATTGTGAATTTGAGTATTGAGCGTATTGATTCTTGTGTTTACATCACTTGCAGAATCGTTGATTTCATCTAGTTCCGCACGTTGCTTAAGTAATGGCTTCAATTCAGCTTGCAATGACTCTAATGGAACACTTGGAGCATGATATTCTAATTGCTCTTTTAGTGTTTTTGTTTTACTTTGTGCTGCAATATACTGTTTATCTAGACGCTTCTTTTTATCAGAATGTGCAGCCTTAATATCATCAATAGATTGCTTTTTTAATAACGGTTCTAGTACTTCTGATTGCTTGTCTAGCATATGCTTTAATACTTCTTTTTTAAGTGGAGCAGAAATATACTGCAGAAGCATTGCACGTTGCTTTTCCCAATGCATAGTGAAGAAGTAGTTTGGATTATAAAGAGATAAAAACAAATCCTTATCAAACAATTCACTAATAAAGTTATTAAATTTAGTTGCTGGTGTTGGTACTTCGTTTACATAGCATTGTGATTTAGATTTTTTTAATACTCTTTCTAAAAGCACCTGTTTTCCATCTACTTCAAGCAATAAAGACACTTTTGTTTCATCCGAATCGTAAGTAATTGGTGTTGGATCTAGTTTACTTCCGAATGCATCTGTGTTATAAAGTAACCATGTGATCGATTGAGGAATGGTTGATTTACCTTCCCCATTGTCCCCAGTGATATCAGTTCTCTCGCCAAAGGAAACCAAAATATCACTGTGGGCTTGGAAATCTATTAGTTTTAATTCCTTAAATTCAATTTTCTTCATAACGTCCTCCTTATCTGATTGTTCTTCTTGGAAATGCTTTAGAACTTCTCTTTCTTTCTGCAGCAATAAAATTATTAATTGTGTGTTTCTCTACACCTAAGCTTTTTGCAATATCATGCAGTCGAGCGCCAATTTCATACTGTGCATAGATAAAATTTTTGTCTTCCTCATCCAAAATCTTATTATTTGAATTAGCTTGCTTGCCATTTTTATATCCATTCATTGAAGCTTCTTTTCTCTTCATTTCATGGATATTTGAAAATTGACCACCTCTCGGCTTATCCGTAGGTACAATAGGATGCTTAGCTATGTAAGCCAAGCGCTCTTCTTCTGTCATGTGCCAAACAATGACTTCACCGTGTAAGCCCATTTTATAAACCTCCTATTCTGCTGTTTTATATTTGAAGCCTAATTCCTCAATCAAGTAATCTTCTAAACTGTCAGCTAAAATGACATTACCATCATGTTCAATAATCTCGTCACCTACTAAAATTTTATTTCCGAAAAAGTCGATTCCAGCGTGTTCTAGCTGTGCGATCATGTTAGGATATCCTGTAGCTCTAATTTGAGTTATCATTGGATGTTCGATTGGCATTATGCTCACCTCCTTAAAATATTCATTGATTCGTTCGTCTTTTTTCGCACATTGGCTAAAAAGAGTACCGACTTTTGTCGGTTAATAATTTTCATTAAGAAACTCACATGTTTTACAGAATGGAAAATCCACCATGTTGTGTGGTGTTATTTCAACACAACATTCAGCACAAACTTTCCGACCACAACCTTCACATATAGTTAGATTTGATTTTGTTTTTTCACAACGGTGGCAGTAATCTTCACTACAATCCATTTACTCCTCACCCTCCACAACCTTTTCAGAAGTATTTTCTAGATAAAATTGCTTTAGTTCTAAGAAATAATTCATTTGAAATTCAGTGATTCCAGTGCTGTATTTCAATGATTTTTGCATTATATCTTCTATATCTTTGTAATCACGACTGTATTCTAAGATTCGAAATTTAAAAATAAAGTTACCTTCGTTAAGTTCATGCAAGAAAAGAACTTTTACATTTACAAAATACTTACTATCTTCATCAATTTCATAACAAGCAATAGTATCATCTTGATATCTTTCTAAAAGTTTATTTATATGTTCCAGTACCTTACCATCACCAACTGCTTCTAATGCTGTTAAATCTTTCCCTAAGTGCATTCCCACTTACTTCACACCCATTTCATAATATTTGCGACTCTTTTCCCTAGCCCACTCTGCTTTTTTTAGATGGCCTTTCAACGTCATTTCAAATGCAAAGTTTAGTAGCATTTCTGATTTTTGATAGTTGCTCATTATATTCACTCTCCTAATAAAAGGTATTTTGTCTCCTTCTGTCGAAATAGGTATTTGGAAGGAGGTGGAAATATGTCAGTCCAAAGTAAAGCACATATTGGTTTAACGCAATTCATTAACTTCTCTACTAAAGGTAGTAGTGCTAAAATTAACGAAGTAAAAAAAATTAAGTATGATGATAATAATTACCATCCTGCAAAAGACTATTGGAAACAACTTAGAGATGGAATTATAAAGTTCCATGAACAAGGACTAAGCTTAGAGTATTTTGACTTTCTCTTAGAAAACGTTGACGAAAAAAAGAAACTCAACTATCAAAATGCAATTAAACAATATGTTAGTTTTATTAAGAAAAAAGATATCGAATGGTTTTCTCCAGGTAAATCTATTTGGAGTACTGACCAACTAACAGTTAGATCATCACCTGAATTAGGACTAGTGATTAACGGAACACCACATTTAGTTAAGTTATATTTCAAGGGAAAGAGAGAAAAAATTGATAAAAGAAATATTAATTCGACTCTAACCTTACTGAATACATCAACTTATGATATTGCCCATGGACCATTAGTAAATAAATCTGTATTAAATCTTCACAACAGAAATTTGTATACTAGCAATGAATTTGATACTTCACATTTACTAGCTCTTCAAGCAGAAGCTAATCAATTTATTTACATTTGGGACAATATTTAATTGAGTGACTCTTCATGGCCTAAGTCACTTGTTACCTGGGCACAATCTTCACAAATCCAGGTATCTTCATCATTAGCTAAAGTGGCATTTTGTTTTTTACAAATATCACACTGATGGATTTCCTCATTCACTGCAGTAACAGTGGATGGGGTTCCACAAATATCTCTATGCAATAATTCAATAGCTTCTTTCACTGTTTCCATAGGTATGTCACGGTCTTTAGCGAATCTTAGTATGGATGTTGCAAATTCAAATTTCTGTAATGGCTGCTTCATTTTGTGGTCCTCCTTTTAAATTAATGGTCTCCAAGTACTAACCCATGAAACGGCTTCTTCATAATCCAACTTGCGTAAATCACGATAAGTAGGTACTCCGAACGCATCTCTAAAGTTTCTATGGATGCATGGGAACAATTTCTTTAGGTCTAATCCATTCGGATTCGCTGTTTCAAACACTTTGTACACTCGCTTCTTAATCTGCTTCTGCAAGGCGTTCTGTTCGAATGAATCGATTCTTACGTTGTCTTCCAGCTTGGATAAACGGCCGTCGTATTCGTTGAACTTCTCTTCATGTTCTATGGTTAGCTTTATAGATGCTATCAATTTTTCTTTATCTGATAATACTTTGACGACCGAATAATATTCATCCACTAACATTTCGTAGGCATCCCATGCAGCATCCGTATTTAATGATTTTGCGTGCAGCCATGCTCCTTTTTCTGTCCAGAGATATAGAACTTTTGCATTTTTTGAACCTAACTCAATTTGGTTTAGGTCTATAAATTGATTCTTTACTGAACCTTCTAAAGCGTAGAAATGTTTCCCCTCTTTATAGCGATCTTTATTTCGATTAAAGTTATTAATAATTTGTTGCTTGTCCGCCTCATATGATTCTGCTAATAATGCTGTCGTTAAAACACGTTGATTGTTATGATTAATTACTGTTAAATCCATTTCGTTTCTCCTTTCTCATGTAAAATGATATATTTTTCACTTTCCTTAGAAGCCCATATGGCCACTTTAATTCTGTTCTTCAAATACATAGACACAGATAAACTCATAAACATTTCTGCTTTTTCTAAGTGCATTGAATCACCGCCTAATGAGTTGGTTGTTCTTTAATCCAAGTTAAGATAAATTGCTCTGCTTCTCTTGCCGGGAAGTACCATTTACCACCAACTTTGTATTTCGGAAATCTTGGATCATAAAAGAATTTTTCTTTGATGTTGTTATCACTCATATTTGTCTGTTTCATAAGTTCCTTCATATCCCACAAGGTACATCTACTTTCTAACTCATTTAACCTTTTACTTAATTCTTGAAGAAACTGCTGTTCAACATATTTTTCATCAATGTTTACACTAATCAAGTCAATCACTCCACAACTTGTATTTCCGTCATTCTTAACAAATTTAAATCCATTCCTATACAAGAAGCTATTTTGTACAATGATTCAGCACTTGGCATATATCTTCCTTTTTCAATGTCTGAAATATAACTTCTGGATAATCCAGTTTTTTCTGAAACGTTAAGCTGCGTAAGTTTACTCTCCTTCCTTTTTTCTTTAATAAGAGCTCCAAGCTTTTCTTTGTCTAACATGCTTTAACACCTCCTGTTGTTGCTCTCAATTTCTATAATTGAATTGTATTGTATTCACGACAAATAGTAAAACCTCAAAATAAACTAAAATCGAGCATATTTAAGTATTTAAGAGTATTATACTGGTACACACGACATATTTCTTATAATTACTTGTATTTACGTCATTTTAAGCATTGTATTACCGACATTTTGTTATTATAATAAAAATATCAAGTCGGAATTACCGACAAAATGGAGGAACATATTAAAATGTCTATAGGGGAAAAAATTAAAATACATAGAAAAAAAGCTGGATTGACACAAGTTGTCCTAGCAGAAAAAGCAAAAATGTCTCGATCTTACTTAGCTGATTTAGAAAGAAACAGATACAATCCAAGCCTTGATACTTTATCTGCTATTGCTGAAGCGTTGAATATAAACGTTAGTAATCTAATAAATGATGAAGAACAAAAAAATACATTTGATCCTGATTTAACAGAAAAAGATGAAAAAGACATACAAAAAGAATTACAAAAGATGATTGATGGTCTTGAAGGTAAAAATGGATATGCTCATTTCAATGGACAGTCAATAGATGATATGGATGAAGAAGATAAAGAATTACTTATTTCTTCACTAGAAAATTCTTTACGAATTGCTAAACGTTTAGCTAAACAAAAATTCACTCCAAAAAAGTATAGAGATTAAGGAGTGAGTGGATCATGGAGTACATAGAAAAAAAGGCAAGAACCTTAATCGCTAAATATAAAACATCAAACCCAATTAAATTAGCTGAAGCATTGGGAATTGTTGTGATCCATGAGAACCTAGGAAATACTTTAGGATATTACAGCAAACATTATAGATTTAAAATGATTCACTTAAATGAACACTTAAATGAAGAAAAATTAGAGTTTGTATGTGCACACGAACTCGGACATGCTATTTTGCATCCAGACTCTAATACTCCATTCCTTAAAAGAAACACTTTATTTTCTACAGATAAAATTGAAATGGAAGCTAACATTTTCGCTATGAATCTTCTTTTTAAAGAGAAAGATTTATATAACCAATTAACTATGGAACTAGCATTAAATAAATTTGGCATTCCTCAAAAATTATTAACTAAATTTTTTTAACTCGAAAACAGAACATATATTCCTAAAAGGAGGTGATTAACCTTTTAAGTTGTACTCAAATTAAAAGAAAGGATTGATTTACTGTGCCAATTAGCTATAGAAAAAGAGATGACGGAAAATGGGAATATCGAATAACTTTTCAAGATCCTATTACTAAAAAGCAAAAGGAACGTTCAAAGCGAGGATTTAAAACAAAGCCAGAAGCAAGATATGCAGCGCAGGAACATGAAAAAAAGCTTTTGAGTGGATTAGAAGTTGATAACAAAATGCTTCTTAAAGATTTTTTACATGAATGGTTAATGGAATATAAGAAGCCACATGTAAGAAAAAATACATTTATACTCCACGAAAGAAATATAGATAAACACATTGTTCCCTACTTCAAGGAAATTAATTTAAATGACGTAAAACCAATTATGTATCAGAAATTTTTAAAATCCCTAGATGTTAAAGGATATAGTAAACGTACAATCGAGATAATTCATAATACATTTTTCTCAGCTATGGAGAAAGCAGTTATTCTAAAAAAGTTGGAAAACAACCCAGCTATGGGCGCTACAATTCCAAAACCAGTTAAACCAAAAACTAAGTTAGAATACATGGAATCTGATAATATACCTACCTTCTTAGAAGAAGCTTATAAATACGGTTATATATATTGGATATTCTTTAAAGTACTAATCGAAACAGGAATGCGAAAAGGAGAAGCAGCTGCTTTAACTTGGAATGATATTGATCTAAAAGAAGGTACTATTTCTATCAATAAAACCTTAGACTTTCAAGCAAAAAATAAAAACGAATTGTTTGGTGATACAAAAACCTTCACCTCTAATCGAGTAATAACTATTAGAAAAGGATTGATAAATGACCTATCCTTTCACAGAAATTATCAGAATCAGAATAAATTGGCTTTAAAAAATAACTATCATCATGATCTTAATCTAGTCTTGTGTAGAAACGATGGGAATTTTATGCCTAAATCAAGTTTATTTAATGCAATGGAACGAATTTTGAAAAGAGCAGATTTACCTCAAATTCCTATTCATGCTTTAAGAGATACCCATGCGGTTTTGTTATTGGAAGCAGGAGCAAGTATTGAATATGTACAGAAAAGACTTGGCCATAAAAACTACCAAGTCACCGTCGACACCTATTCACATATTTCTAAAAAAATTGAAGAAAGCTCTTTATCTAAATATGAAAATCATATGAATAATGTACTCGGAAAAATATAATTTCATGGGCGTATTATGGGCGCGTGTTATTCTGACCAATAACTAACACCCTCCACCCATGAAATTAATTAGTTAAACCCTAGTAATACCAAGGCTTCCCCTTCTTAATACATTTCCATGTATTGATCTCTCTCCCAAGGATGAACTTGCGTTCTAAACATATACTTGGTCATAAAAGTAGTGAGAAGTTCATATAAATATAGATGGTTTCGTTTATCTGTTTTTATTCTCATAATAATAACTCATTTCCTTTCAACTATTCATGGGTGTATTATGGGTGAATTCATGGGCGTTAGTAGATAAATTACTAACGTTCTTTTTTGAAAATCATACCCATTCTTCTTCAACCATTCACCACCCCATTTTCTTTTTAAATAACTGTTCTTTTAATATCTTCTTAGCAAAATCATCTTCTACATGATTAGCGGCTGAATTAAGATAAATGAAATCATCCTCCGAATTTGCTTGATTAATTAGATCACCAATTTCATATGCATTTGCTTCTTCATTCATATAATCAAAGCGTTGATATAAATATCTTCTTGTGTGTTTATCCAATTAAATCACCCTATCTCACTAAAAGTTTTTATTTGATACCTAAACCCTTTACCTTTGCACCAAGCTTCTAATTTTCGCTTTCTAACCTCAGAAATCGTGAAGAAAAGCAATACTGGAACGTTCTCTTTAATGGACGGAATAATATCAGCATATAAATCAATCTTCTTTTTGTTATCAGACATGTTCCTAGTGTTGTCTATTTCAATTAGATGTAAATACCCATTTCGAATAAATGTAGCATCGCTGACGACTTTCTTTTTATTTATTGGTTTGATACCTTTGATTTTCATTTCAATTGTGGAAGGCACCTTTATTTCAATCTCTGTGGGATATTCTGGTTTCCAGTCCACAGGACAATTAAAATATAGATATACTTCATTTCTCAGCAAACTATGTTCCAGCAAGGGAGTTTTCTTTATTTCCTTACTGGATCCGATCAGGTCTCTACCGACTTTATTTAGATAAATTACCTTTTCTTTTCCTATAAAAGTTTCGTGGATATATGGTTTTAAACTTTTCACCGCATAGCATGCATTCCTGTAGCTTTTTAGTTCATGAATTTTTTGTAGATGCTTTATCTTTACTACTCCCAATATGTCTATCGTCGTTAATAATTTTTCTATCCGATTTTGCGCTTGTATCATCATTATCACCCATCATTTTAAATATCATCTTATCGTCAATATAAGGTACCTGTACGGTTCGTTTTTTCTCAACAAGGTAAATGGCTCGACCAGGAATTGATGGTAAATCTTCAGCTCCTATATCGTCTAGGAGAACACGACTTGCAACCTGTGAAGCGCAAATAAAGGAAATACGAGCAACAATATTCATCTTCACTTGCATAGGAACAGCTTCCTTAGTTGGATACTGTGTTGCGTAAACCAATCTATATCCAATTCCTCCTCCTATTCTAGCTATCTCTGATAAAGCCCCCTGACAAAACTCCGCATACTTTTTAGCATTTCTATCCTTTACAATTTGTGGAGAAAGTTCTGCCCCTTCATCCACAAAGATAAATGTACGTTTCTTAATAGGAGTATCGATAATGTTGGTATATCCTTTTTCTCTAAAAATGGTTTCTCTTTCCTTTAATTCATCAGTAAGCTTCATCAATACTTCTGCTGATTCGTACACATCACAAGCCACTTCTTTAATTTGTTTATATTTCTTATACTTGTGAAATTCCAATCCAGCTTTTAGATCAAGAATATAAATTTCTACATCGTCAGGATTATTTTTAATCAGTGAATTAAGGATTACTTTCATAAGTACCGTTTTTCCGAATCGTGTTACACCACCTACAAGCATGTGGCAGTAATGTTCAAAGTTGTGATATAAGATACCAGTATGATTTTTACCAATTGGAACTTCCCATGTATTTTCTCTAATCAGTGACTTATCATATTTCCAACTCTTCGGTAATTCCGAATGGTATACATGGATTTTTAGTAATCCATCAAACTCATAATCTACTTCTTTATTTAGTCCGTCTTTGAGTGCTGGGAGGATGGATTCAAACGCTTCTGATGGGATTCCTAATGGGAGTGAATATAGGTAAGTGGTATATGCAGCATTGTCTATTTTGCGGATTAATTTAGGATATTTGATGTTATCTCCGTTTTTGATTCCTACTCGTCTATTGATAAATATTTGCTTAATTTTGTTTTTATCAGACATCTTACTTTTAGGTAGCAAAGCTAATCCTAAGATCGTTAAAGGTATTGATAATAGTTCAATCATTTTCATTCTCCATTTCATAGAAATTTTCATTGTAAATTTCATTGATAGTTTCATAAGATGAAATTTATTGAGAAATTGAATTGTCTTGATATTATTTAAATATTACTTGTATTTTTTATTTCTTTTAAAGTCAGACTGATATGTTTATCACATATCTTTTTCCTTCGCTGTCTCTCAGAAAAAAATCTTGCTGATATGATTGATGAACCAGAGTATGCCCCCATATTTTGTTACCGTTAAAACAAACGCCACCAATTCTTCATTGATTGGAACGTTCATCTTTTCTAACGCAGTGACAACCAACAAAGAACCACCAACTGAACCAATAAGAACTGTACCGAATGTAATTGGATCCATTACGTTAAATCCCCTCCTTTCATATCATTCCTCCTCAAATTAGCCCTTTTACAAAGCTGGAATCTATAGTGTTTATGGTTGTTTGCACGGTTGTTTTCTCAACTATTTGTGGAATATTTCCGTCCATATCACGTTGGATAAGTGATTTAATATAAGATGAAAAATTAGTGGTATTAATGGAGTGATAATAGAGTTTATATTGATGGGGATCATCTAGATTAAAAGCGATGGATTTTACTTTAATGCTTTCCTTCATAAATAGTCATTCCAATCTGATAAAAACCTATTGCATTACCGAAAATGGGCTTATAAATTTCTTCTTTGTGGATGGGATTAAGTAAACCAGAATCAAAGTAATATTGTTGGATGTATAGTAATATCTTTTCTGCAGCTCCTCCCATTACTAACACCGTATCGCTAGGACTCCATTTTTTTGATGTTTGAGCAACAATACCGCGAACCATTGCATGCAAATCAGTGGATTTAGTTGTATTGCATCCGAAATTAATCGTAAATGAATCTTTATCGATATACTTTCCGTCCACAAGACTAGCACAATTTATTGTCGCACTTCCTGCATCTATTATTCTCACAAGTCCTGTTTGTGGATTACTCCAGAAAGCAGCCCCTCCTTCTGCTGCTACTTCTACACGATTTATTTTAATTGTCTTTTTTACTCCGTTTAACGTTAGTTCATGACAGCCTATCAGCATGTTTTTGATTCGTTCTTTTTCTAATGGAAGATGTTTTTTAATCGGCTGACCAACGACAATTTGATAAGTGGTTGACGGTAATTGATGTAATGCTAACAGGACTCTTATTTTTGTATCTTCATGGGCCTTACTATCTCCCATAAGTGAGCCGCCAAACTCTGATTCAGCAAGCGCCAGAGTGCCTGCAAAACCTTTTCTACCATTAAATTCAAATATCATATCATCCTTTCCATGATTGCTTTCTATGTGCCTGTTACGATATTCTCCAATAGCACTTTTAAACTTACCTACTCCAAATCTGCTTGCATATTTAACCTCCTCATTCCCTGGGTCAATACCTACAATCTCCATATAAATCACCTTTCTAAAAAAATATTAAGTAGTTAATATAATCCTTCGTTTTGGCTACGTGGTTATTAACTAGTTAATATACTATATGGTCGTTTTCTCTATTAATGCCTGTCTATCAAACAATAAGTTGTATTTTTTTGCGACATAATTTGTGAAAGGTATTAAACATATTGTGTAGAATGTAATTTAGAGGTGTTTTTATGTTAAAAAGTAACATAGGTATATTATTAAAGAACTCTCCATTAAAAAGAGAATATATTATGAAAAGATTGAATGTATCTGCAAATACATTATCTAATTGGTCTACTGGGAAAAGGAAACCTTCAATAGAACATGCTTTTGAATTGGCTCAACTATTGAATTGTAAAGTAGACGATCTATACACACTGGAGGAAGAGTAATTTGAAAAAAATTATATTAATGTCAAGTCTCTTGTTATTGTTAGGGGCCTGTAGTTCAAATGAAGAAACTACAAAAAAAGAAAAACCTAAAGAAGAAGTAAATGTAAAAAGTCAAAAAACAAATGACGATAAGTCTCAAGAAGAATTAAACACTCAATTAAAAGAAGAAGCTACAAGAGCTGACATTGTTGAGTTGAATGTGGATAATCCTCCGATTGGGAAAAAGGTCTTTATAGATGGAAAAGTAGATGTACTTACTGATGGGGACATAGAAGAATTTATTATAACTTCTAAAGAAAGTAATGGGAACGGAGTATATAAAGTCAAATTGATTAATACTACCGATGTAGATTTTAGTGAGGGAGACCAAGTTAGAATATACGGAGGAGTTACAGGTAAAGACGAAACAGGTATACCTGAAATATTAGCGAGCATATTGGAAAAGAAATAAAAAACAGCCCTTCTCTAAGTAAGAAGGGCTTTTGTGTGAGGTAATCATGTTGTACAACTATTTTATATCCATCCTAAATATCTTATGCAAATAATTTAGCAAAAGTATTAGGTCCAACGATACCATCTTGTGTCAATTTGTTATCTTTTTGGAATTTCTTAATTGCTGCTAACATGCCATTACCGAAAATTCCATCGAAACCTTTTGGATCGTAGCCATGACAATATAGTAATCCTTGTACAAATTTGTTCCAAGTAGCAGAAGATTTTCCCTTTTGAATAACAGGAGCAGCCTTTTTGGATTTCGGGCCAAAGATTCCATCCACAGTTACGCCTACTAAATGTTGATACACTCGGATGTATGCCGTTTTTGTTTTTGGACCTGTATAACCATCTTCAACTAGTTTCGTAAACTTTGCTTTTGAAGCATAAGTATTTAAAAATTTTTGATAAGATGTGATATCAGAATTTCCGCCAGATGGCTTAGAAGGAGTAGTAACAATCTCTGCATCTACTTCTGTCTCTTCTGGTTCTACAGTGATTTTACCAGTGTATTCTAAGTGTGGATTATCTTTAAATGAAGTCCAATCTCCTCCCCACTCAAATCCCATGCTTTTAGCGATTGCTGCAACACGTTTCCATTGTGCATTAACTGTCCAGTATGCTGCAGTACCTTCTTTGTTTGTTAAACAAAAGTCTACAGCAATACCAAAGTTATGATTAGATTGTCCACCTTTCGCATTTGTAACGATACTACCTGGTTTAGTTCGACCTTGTGCATATAGTTCGTCTTGTTCCGCATAAGAACGATAACCATCTGTGATTAGCACATAAATCCCTTCGCTATACGCTTTTTCAATGATATCTAATACCTTTTCTTTCACAATTGGTTTAACTGCTCCCATACGCTTAATAGCTTTATCTTGTAATGTTTTTACGCTCATTTCATTCCACTCTCCTTAATATTTTTCGTTTAATAAAATGTCTTGTTCTACTTGATCTATCTTGCTAAAAAACCATTTGATTTTCTTAAACATAAAATCACTCCAACTTAAAAGAGCAGCCTTTCGGCTACCCTATTTTGCATTTGTTAAATTGTTTTCTTTCAGCACTTCTTTTTGTTTCAAGCCCTTCTTGCTTAGATAGTTATTTTTCCAACCCGCATACAAAATGTAAACACCAGAAGCTACCGCAATGATGTCATTTACTAAGTCCTCTGAAATAGTTTGATATCCCAACATATTTAATACTGAGTTAATTACCGCTAAAATTAATAATGCAAAACGTGTAACACTCGCTTTATCCATTTTACTCACTCCTATTTCTGTATTAGATTATAAAAAATAGCGACTGCTCCACCTATTAAGGCTGTGCAAGACGCTGTGATTAATGCTGCAGTTATTGTTCTCTTTAGCCACTTTGTATCTTCTTTGATTTCAGACAAAGTAGTTTGAAGTGTGCCGATTGTTTGGTCTTGGAGTAATACTTTATCTTGAATAATACGAATATCTTTCTTCATATCAGATATTTCATTTTGGATAGACTGTTTCCAGATATCCACATCAACTTGCACCTCCTGTTGCGTTGTCATTTTCCCATCCCCCTTTTATCTCTGTATTCACGGACTCACCTCCTTAAAGGTAATAAAAAAAGGACTTTCCTATTGTGGAAGACTCCTTAAATGTGTTTATTCTTTGGTTTTTTCCTTTCTTCTTTCATTTGATTTAACTCAGCTTGGAGTATATCGATTTGTGAGTGTGCCAAATCTAAATCAAGTGTTAAATTAGCAATTCGGTTTGCTTGTTTATTTAATGTTCTTTTATAAATCTCTAAATTTTCCATGTGAATAACCACCTTTACAATTTTATTCTCTAAGATTTGATTGCGCTCTTGATAAACTTACTTCTAGTTTACTTACGCGGTTTAGTAAGTCGCTGATCAACGTATCGTTATCTGTTTCCCATTGGTCCATATGAACCTTTACTTCTTCAAGTTCTACAATAATTTCTTGAGTTGCTTTCCAATTGATTGACACAGCTTTATACAAATTAATGGTGTCGCCTTTCCTTAACATTGGTGCTGCTTCTGCGATAAAGCCAATTTGTTTATTATCGTAAATGGCTTCTTCCAAGTCACTTTTTAAGAAATACGTAAAGACTTGGTGATCTTTGACAATATCAATTCCGTTTTCTTCAAATGGTTCAATGTTATCTTTATATAGAATACTAGATGCAGGGTTAAATTCGGATGCATAAATAGGTCTATAGGTAAGGCCATTCCCACTGTTGTAACCAGCGTAATTAGTCACCCTTACTGCGCCACCTTGGTCTGTAGCAAGATGGATATCGCTATCACCTAGCCTTGCTCTTATACCAGACGCATATAACGTATTGTCAATGTTTGCTATATCCCCACCAGTAGTACCTGTACCACTACCGTTCCAATATACTCCCCCGGTACCATCGCGTTTACGGATAGTATTAGTATATACTCGACCACTATCTAACGTAGTGTTTCCTCCGCGTTCTCCATTTCCATCTATAACAGATACAATAGGATCAGAAATAGTTTTAGAAAATCGTAGTCCGCTTGAATATCCATTGACATATGAACCATATAACAAACGACCATCAGTGTAAGATGAAGTTTCTGCATCGAATACACCAAACGAGAAAGTGTTGTTACCAGGATGACTGGTTGTGTTTGGTCGAATATAGACAGAAGCAATTTTAGATTCAATATTTGCCGACTGATAAGCATTTATCATTATCCTATTTAAGTCAGATTCTAACGCTACTACTCCACCATGAGAATTGACAGTCAGTCCATGTGCATTAGCGTCTGAATATTTGGTATCCCACCATAGAATAGAACCAGAAGAACCCCCTTCTTCTCCCTCTGCATCATTAAATGTTGAGATTCCAAAATCACTATAATAAAGAGACCTATCTAACGTATTATTTCTTGCTCGGATATACCCATTTTCCAAGCGTAAAGACACATCATTATTAGTTGTTTCTCCTGCCCAAGTTCTTTTAAATTGCCCTCGTGATTCTAGATAACCACCTTCTATTTCAGTGTAGTTTATCTCTGTTACTCCTTGAGATTTAATAACGGAACCATATATTTCTACACCTTCAATTAAAATGCTTCGTAATGTACCAGCAACAATATAATCAGCATTTATACCTTCGTAAGTAATTGCTGTCTGATACGTTTTACCACCATCTCGACTGAACCCTATTCCGTCTGTATTAAAACGCATATAACCATTAGGGTTGCTCTGATTAATACCAATGATTTCACCAGCACCATATTTAAACAAACTGTCTTGATTTCCATTGATAATTTCAGATGCTCTTTTAACTGCAGCAGGTAGCCAATCATATGCAAGTTGTTTACGACCAGATGAAATATCTTGAAAATCTTTAATCGTGTTATATTGTTGTGTTTTATATCTAGAGGCAATACCTTCATTACCCACAATGTAACGGGCATCAATAATGTTACCTTCCCAGTCAAAGTACTCTTCAACTTCCATTACCCTTACTTGCTGATTAAGATTGAGTTTGCTGACATAAAGCCAAATACGGTCCCCTTCTTCAAAGACCATTTCTAGATAGCCGTTGTTCGTTAAATCTACAGCCTCAATCTCTGTGGATACAATATAGCTATTTTCAACCTGATTTTTAACAGCTGCAGTCAACGTGCTAGCTTGCTTATAGTTACCATCCTTGATTGCTGGGCCCTCAATAGGTCCGTATTTATCGATAAGTGGAGAACGGTATTCAACTTCTAATTGATAGTCCCCTTCTAAATCATCTTCTGGAAGGTCACCGTATCCTTTAGCAAAAGTGTGGAATCCACTTGCGTCCACATCGATTTTTACTGAGTTAACGTTAAGGTCTTCATGAAGAATCACATCTTTATCACTACCTATTTGGTCATGAATATAAGCGACGTTACCTTGCACTTTATACTCAGCATTAAAGCGATCTATACCGTATAAAAATCGTTCTGTTTTACTTTGGTTATCCTGATAGCTCAATGTATTAGCTGCAAGGTTACTGACCAACACATAGCTGTAAGGAGTCCCTTCAAATAAATTAGAAAAGTAATCAATAGCTGTGGAAGATTTATCTTCTGCTTTGTCTTGCATGTAATAGCCATTTAAATCAACGAAAAAACTTAGTATAGCTGTGACATCAATAGCAAGATAGTCGCCCTCTGTGGAATAACCAGGGTTAGTAATTGTGTACCATTCATTATCAAATAATACTTTCCACCCAAACTCTAATTGGTCCATGAAGTCTTTATTAATTTCAGTGTACAAAAAAGACAGCGATAATTCCCGCTGTCCATTCACACGTTTTTTTCTGTTTACTTCTGCGATTGCTGGGTATTCCTTGCCCGTCAGGTCTTTTAAAAATACAGCTGTTTGTCCTGTATTATACAAATAATCACCCCCATTATAAGATAAAAAAGATTCCTCCTAGTGGGAAGAACCTTTGTAAAAAAAATGATATTCAGTTACCGCACAATAGTATCCGAGAGCAAAGCTGTTCCAACCCTGTTTCCATCTATAGCACATTTGTTGCAGATGTAAGTGTTTTTACTTTCTTCCTTGATTGATTTCCCACATCTAGGACACTTCATAACAATACCACCTTTCATTCCAATAGTTTAATAATCTAGTTTTACTGGTTTCCCTAATTCTCGTTCTTCTATCCATAAATCGTCATTATCTAATTCCCAACAACTTGTCACATGCTTTTTCCACGCACCAGAATCTATAAACTCATTAGCTTTAACCCTATTATCGAAAATATTAAGAACTCCGTAATCACAATATGAAACTCTAACCCACACAAGATAAATCATCATCATTTCCCTCACTTTACTTTCCGAGAGCGTATGTGTTTATAACATATCACTCAAATCTAAACCATTGTCACGTCTACGTTCATACTCTTTAATCCATTCTTCATTATAAACATAATCAATTGTTATTTGAGATTCTTTATTAAAAATGCAGTTATTCATAATATCGATAACTTTTCGTTTTACAATTGCTTCGTCTTCAATATTCCAAAAATGATGACAGAACTCTTCCAATATCGCTCCTAGAATAATGTAATCTGTCCACTCGCTATCTAGCCAATGATTAATTGGATAGAAAACTAGATTTAGTCTAGATCCACCAGCATCTTCATCCATTTCAAAGGTTATTTTCTTCTTATCAGTAATTACTGCCGTTACTTTAGGTAAAGATTTGATTTCAATACCTTCATTTTTAATTTGCTTTTCAATCCCTAAAACTCCATACCTAAATAACTCAATAAGATGATTAGATGGGGAGCATGTTGATACAAAAGCTATTTTTGAACTTATTTCAAAATCAGATACGTTAGGAATTAAAAAACCACCAGCTTCAATTATTTTAGCCATATAAACCTCCAAATATTTACAAGTAATACAAGTATAAATTTTAGAGATTCTGTTGGCAATGCAATATTACGATTTCAACTTTTCGATCACTTCCTTTTGGAGTTTATTGATATCAATCTTACCTACGTTTTTATTGCTTACCATACATTGTTTCAACATAAGCCACAACTCCTTTTTATCCGATTGTTCCTTGATTAAACTGATTCTGCAAGGATTTTCGCCACATTTAACTTATCGGTAGTTATACCAGTAAGCCCCATTTCAACAAGTTCAATAGCTCTTGCAGGATCATTAACTATCCACGCTTCTATTCCGATTCCGTTCTGTATACAAATATCAACCATTTCTGGGGTAACATATTCTTGCTGTGCATTCAAGAACACATTACCTTCCGCCGTCAACCTTTGAACATGTGTATCTAAATTTGATGGTGTGCTAGACGGTAAAGTAGCTATTCTTGCGATTGGATCGTGTACACGGATAGGGTCTAGTGTTGCCCAACCACCCAGCCAACTCATTTTTCTTGTCATACCTAACTTTTTAACCATACCCATTATTATATCTGCTTGCTCGCTGGTCATAGTGCTTAACTTTATGTCAATGTAAGGATATAAATTTAGTTTCTTACACAACACTAGGAAGTCATAAAAACTCAACATTTTTGTACCTGCGTATTCAGGAGCAAACCAAACACCGACATCATAGGTTTGCAATTCTGCCCACGTTAAACTATTAATTGGTGTTTCTGGGTATGGAGTAGGCGCACCATTTATATAAGCTAAATTTGACAAAACAATCGTGTGCCATAACAAAGGAACATTGTCACTCGAAAATTGCAAATCACACTCAACATATTTAAACCCTTTTTCCTTTGCCATCTTGTAAGCATGTATAGTTGTTTCAGGTGCACCGTAACTATATCCTCTATGAGCAATGCTTTTTACATAATCATTCTCATAAAGAATTGTTCGTTTTACTTCTGTTTCAATTTGCTTTGCTGTGGTAGCTGGATTAATTATGGCTGGTTTTAAATATAATCCTGGTGGTTCATAATCCGTCTGTATTTGTCCTAATTCCAGTTGTACGGTAGTTGGAATTAAACCAACACTACCAGCACTTGGTTTGTACGTTAAGAACCTTAAATTAACTGCGCCATCAGGTGGTGTAAATGTCTTTGCTCCTGCTCCAGACTCTTTCAAAGATAGCAATAGTTCACCATTAATGTTTTGTTTGTTGGCATCGTAATATCTTACATAAACTGTTACATTAGGAATACCAGTTACGCTTAACGTATATTTTTTTAACGGTGTAACTTGTATAAAATCAGTAGTTCTTGCACTATCTGTTGCAGGTGCGTTCATTCCCGTTGAACCCGCGATTGTTCCTATTTCCCAATTTAGCGTGAATAAATTTTTTCCTAAAACGAAGAAATCCGTTTTATCTGGAGATACTCCGTTTAGGTTACTGGAATCAATCCAGTATTTTTGGGGTGGTACATAACTTGTTGGTACTACACCTATTTCTAATTGCGCTTGTGTAGGCAAAATTATGGCTTCGCTGTTATTCTTCATCGTTTGGATTATAACGGATTTAACTGCAGTACCAGTTTTAAATGTATACGGAAATTGTCCAAGAGTTTTACTTTCATTGGATACTTGCGCTTGGTTCACATCGTAATAATAGATATAGACGGTTGCACTAACGAGTCCGATTAATTGCAACGTGTAATTAATATCAGATTCAACTGGCATTAAATCAGTGTGCTTAAAGTTTGCATCATTAGCGTTGGTTATTGAACCATTATTCCATTTCGATGTAAAAAGGTTTTTTGTTAATGCGTTCTTGGAAAAGTTTGTTTTAAGCAGTGATACAGATTGATTTTTTAAATTTTCGTTTCCAACCGCATCTATACCAACCACAGGAACACTACCGCCTGTCATAGCTGTTTTTACTTCTGTATGCAAATCCGTAAGCATTAACGGTGTCGCTTTGTCTCGTTTTGTAGCAACTTCTTCTTTGGTCGCTGTTTGTGCCAACTCTGCGGTAAGCCGACTGTCCACTTCATTAACTGGACCTGCATCAATTTGCTGTATTTCTCTCCATAATTGACCATCATATCGCCAAACTTTACCCGTGTTACGAGTCATCCTGGTGTCACCTTCGGATGCTGAGGATGGTAAATTTGCCAATGAATCAACAGGTTCATTCCAGTTGATTTTTGCACTATCGACTACTTGGTAAAAAGCTTTATTAGAAATCGTATCAACAGCATTATTTATATCTTTCTTTAACTCCTCAAAATTGTTATTAATCTTATTTCTTCCATCATCACTTAATGGATTATCGATTGTATATATAGTCATTTTTTCACATCCTTAATCATACTTAAAACGGAAATCAAAAGTGATGGTGTAATTTGATAATCCTTCCACAGTGAACTGATTATTCCCAGCTAATAATTGTAGAAAATAACGGTTTGTTCTCTCCATAATTGGTGTATTATTCATTGTCATATAGTGACCGTTTAAAATGATCTTGTTTCCAGAGACCAAAGACCAATCACTATCTTTTGTTGGGTTATATTCAAAATACCGTCCAGTTGCATCGTACAGTTTAAAATTAGTGACAGCTTGCTTAATCTCAATAGTAATAATGCAATTGTCCTTTTCTTGTATAGTTTTAATCGGGACAGTACCGGCATTAAATAATTCAAATGTTGATTGATTGCTAAACTGATATTTTAATTTCTCCATATCTACATCTAATCCCATTCCAAATGACCAATGATTATTAAAATCAACACCATTCTTTCCATGTAGATCCATGCTTTTATAACGACTAATCCAATATGGCTGTCCTATTATTTTCAAAGGAATATCAAATGTAGCAAATGTTTGTAGATTATCTGGGCGCTCGAACGAATAAGACTCTATTACTCGTACTTTCATCAGTTTATTTCCTTGTTGGTTTTCCGTAATATAAAAATTCCCTAAACGTTTAAAAAACGCAAAGACTCGGTCTCGCTTTAACCGATAATCTATTGCGTCTTTTGCTTTCAACCTTGCTCGTATACTCATGTCTCGACTGCTATCTCGATATCCTGTAACGATTGTTCCAGGAACTCCTGCAATTGTTCGCTCTGTGACATCTTCTCCTGTGGAAGAAATATCAACATCCAACCCTTTTAAACCATAACCCATATCATCCACAGGCAGGCTGACCTTATTAAAATTCAAGTCATATATAGTAAACATTAAATGTATGCCGCCTTTCCTGTGAATATAGAGTGTTTACTTGATTGCTTGGCATCATATTTTACTGCAGCACGGCCTATATCTCCTTCGGATATGATTGGCTTATTCTCAATATTTTTACTACTTTGTAAGAGTGCCATTAGGATTCTATTTTGCTCTAATACAGCTTGTAGTAAGCTGTTATCATTATCATTAGAACTATTCACATCCGGTAATTGATTCGGACGTTTATTACCACCTTGGATTTGTTTGCCTGCTAAAGCTAATAATTTCATAGCTTCTGTTCTTCTCGCTGGATCAGTAGGAATAACATATTCTGACCAACCGCCTTCAGCTAATCTATATAGTCCATCGTTTTGAATAAGACCGCCTGTAGCATACCCAACACCTCGATATGCATTTTCTAAGCTTCCATATCTCGATACTGCGTATCTAATAGACGATATAATATTAGATAAAGGATCATATATATCAGAGTCATAACCTGGCATTGCGTAAGCTTTAAAGGTTGGGTCAATAACCTGCATTAACCCCTTAGACGGAATACCTCTTTTTGCGTTTATATCCCATAGATTTATCGCTCTAGGATTACCACCTGATTCTGTTTTCATTTGATACAATAGACGGTCTAAATTCGATTGACTATATTGATTAGTCATCATTAATGCTTTAGTAGCTACTCCAGCCCACTTGTCTACACCTGAGCCATCCCCCCCTGAGCTACCAATACTACCAAACCAGTTATCCCATATATCTTTAATCCAACTTGTTGCAAGGTTGCCTACCATATCTAATGGATTGCCTGTATGACTATTTAGCAATGATGAAATTGAAATTTTATCTAAACCAAACTTACCTTTCACAAAGTCCCATACACTTCCAGCACCATCTAAAAACATATCAAAATAATCCCCAATTCCAGTGGCATAACCCGGGAAACCATAAGACTTTAATAACCTTTCAGTATGTTTATTAGGCAATACCGAAGTACCTCGTGGAAGATTAGAATGGAATTCAGGTCCTCTTGTCCCCAATAAGGTTATTCCTTTACCAGGTATGAACGCTAACTCCCTTCCTTCTTCTCCAACAATTGCTTCTCCACCAGGATGGCCTTCTTTATCAGTTCCCTTAGCATATGCAGCAGTTAACTGTGCATTTTGTCGACGCTGCGTTTGTCTACCAGTCTCTTTAACTGTACCTTTTTTAGTAAGTGGTTTTTTTCCAAATAAATCCCTTACCCAGTTCACAGCGCTAATTACACCATTGTACATTTTGTCCCAACCAGACAGTACTTCACCTGTTTCCCAATCAACCTCACTAACATGCTCATTAGCTTGTTTTTGAGCTTCAGATACAACGTCATAATGCATATCTTGCGCTTTTGTAACAGTTTTACTTCTTTTTCGTTCAGCTTCTTCTATTATTTTTTTCGCTTCATCTGAAGAAATTATACCTAATTCATCCCTTGCTGATTCTGCATAGGATACTGTTTTCACATATTGTTTATCAGCATCGCTAATGACTTTATCTCTTGTTTCTACAGATTTTTTTACAGTGTTAGCCGCTGTCTCTGCTTCTAATATTCCTTTTTGTTCTTTGATATTATTTAAAATCGTCATTTGCTCTTCTTGACTTGCTGATAATTCTTCTACAGCTTTAGTTCTCATTTGTTCTTGGAGCTTTGCTATTTCGTTTGCTTCCGCATCTGTGATACCACGTTTTTCTTCCGCGGCCAAAGTCCAAATCTCTTTTATCCGCGCTTGGTTTTGATTATGAGCTTCTTCTTCCTTTAACTGATTGGCTTTTAATTTAGCTATTCTCTTAGCTTCTTCTTCCTCAGTTAATATATCACTTTCAGCAAAAAGTCTTTGTTGTTCGGCTAATTGCTCATCATGATTTTCCTTCATTGCTTGGAGAACTTGATCTCCCATTTCTTGATATCTCGTAACCATATTATTAGCCATTTCATCAGTAATGGTCTGGGATGACCAAGCCAAACTATTCAATTCCGCAGTTGCTTGTTCATCTAATTCCATGTAACTACCTACTGCTTGTTTAGTTGCTTCTGATATTTTGCCTTTAAAGATATCACTCTTAATAATTGGTTTATCCATTTCTTTATCAAGTGCAATGAACCCTAACCCTAAACCTCCTACAGCTAATGCGGTTATACCCAGTGGTCCAGCTAAACCAGCTAAAACACCTGATAGACCAGCGCCACTACCTAACGCTGGAATTAATGGACCTACAATCTTAGCCAATGAACCTGCACTCGTTGCAAGAGCACCTACACCTATTAAAGTAGGTCCTGCTGCCGCTCCAATTCCAGCTACAGCTAAAATAGTTTTTTGGGCTTCGGGAGAAAGGTCAGTAAAAGCACTAGTAACCTTATCTACTGTATCAGCTACTTTCGGTAAAACATCTTCTGCGATATCCAACAATTTTTCACCGACTGGTTCCATATCAGCAACAAAATCTCGCCAAACTTTTGTAGCTCTTGTGCCAAAATTTTCTCGCATTGCATCACTTGCTCTTTTTGTAGCACCTTCTACATCTTCTAGTCCATCGCTTGCTGTTAACATAGCATCAAATGCTTTTTTACCAAGATCCTCATATTGCGTACCAAATAGGTCAGTAGAAGCAGTATTTCTAATCGTTTCATTATCAGTTTTTTGCAATGCTTTAACTACTTGAGTGAAAGCTTTTTGTGCTGTTTCGCCACCCTTATTAAACTTTTCGGTCATTTCTTCAGCATTTAAACCAATGGATGAAAAGGCTGCTGCACTTGTTTTACTTCCGTCTTTAGACCGTAAAGTAAATTCCTTCATGGCATCCCCAATTTTATCTAATTGAAATGCACCACTTTCCGCACCAGCTTGAAACTTTGAGAACATATCTTCTGCAGACATACCAAATTCAGCATAGTATGTTGAGTATTCGGAAATACTATCAAGGAATTCCCCACTATAATCTAAGTTGCTTTGAAACCCTTTTGTAATATAATCCATCGCTTCGGAACCAGACATGCCATACTGCACCATAAGAACTTTCATTGCTCTTAGTGTTTCTTGTTGCTCGCCCCATCCTTTTCTTTCAAATAGATCTAAGCCTTCGGTAACATAAGACAAGTCTACTTCGCTTAACTCACCAAGAGCCTTTGTAACACCAGCTACCTTAGTTGAAACACCTTCAATGCTATCTCCGAATCCGTCTTTCCACAGTTTTTTTGATGTTTTATTCAATTCCTCAGCTTGTTTTTCAGTAATACCTAATTCAGCTTGTATGGATCCAGATGCTTTATCAAATTCTAATGCAGATTTTCCAGCAGCTATTCCTAGACCTGCTATAGGAGCAGTTAAGCTAGCAGTAAGAGATGTCCCTGCGTTTTTAGCTTTATCTCCGAATTTGGTTAACGATTCACCAGTATCAGTAATCCTAGTACTTAATCTTGCGAATCCTGCTTCCGCTTGTCGTTGTTCTTCTCTAAAATCCGCTAATTCTCTTTCGGTATTCTGCAAACGCCTTTGCAAATTGTTCAGTGCAGCTACTTCATTGTTATATGATCGTGCTGCCTTTTCTGCTTCCTGAGAACCTTCACCGTGTTCTTGGACCATTTTTTCGTATTCTTGTCTCGCGGCAGTGGTTATAGATTCTTGGACTTGCAACTTACGGTTTAATCCTGTAATGATGGTTTCGTATTTGGCTACAGAACGTTCACCTCGGTCAAAAGCAGAAAGATTAGCTTTCATTTCGCTATTAACGGTGCGGAGTTTATCTTTTAAGCCTGTTAATCCTCTATTGAGCGCTGTGGAATCTAAATCTAACCCTATCGATAACCCTTCGATTCTATCTGTCAATTTAGCAACCTCCTTTCTTTATATAATTAAAAATCCCTAACCACCAAATGCAGCGATAAGGGATTTTTGCTTTTCAGGTTTATTCCGTTCAACCATTAAATCAATCATAAATTGATACGGCATATTTAATATTTCATTGATGTCCTTACCCTGCTTCATCATTTCTCGGACGAGTTTATCCATGTATTCTTTTTGCTTTTCTGGCGAGAAATCCTCGTCCGTTAATCTTTCCTCGCCAGGTACTTTTTTGTTTCATCAGTTTGACGACCTCTTGTAATAAAAATCACTTGTTCGGTTAGAACTCTAATTGCGTCTGGTGCATGTAACCCATTTACTAATTGTTCTTTTGTAAATTGATTTTTGTATATATCATTTACAACAAAATCAGCTAGCTTCTCCACATATTCCTTTTCGTTTTCTTCTGTCATTTTCATAGATTCTACATTCAAATCAATAGCTTGGTATACCACAGATAAGGGAATAAATGGTGGTGTTAAAAACTTCTCTGTTACAATTTCGCCTTCCTTAACTTCTTTCACAAGCTCAATCATATTTCTTTTTAAATTAGCCATTTAACTTACCTCCATTAAAAAAAGAACAGGAATTAATCCTGCTCTTTAATTAGTACTCTATTCATTTTATTTTTTGTGGATGATAATTCTTTGATTCTTGCTGCAGTTGGTTTTTTAGCACCTTCTGCTGGATAAGGGTCATTCTTGATATAGATTCTGTCATTATCCTTTAAATCTTTAAAATCATAAATAACAACATATTTCTTTTCGTCTTCTTGAATTTGTTCTTTCGTCTCTTCTTTTACTTCTTTTTGTTTACTCATTGTTTACGCCCCCTCTGGTGTAGTAGTTGCAGATGGATATGCTTGGCCGAAAATTTTCATAAAAAGTGCATCACGCTTTGTTGTTTCTCCTGCGGGATCGTGTGCAAATATTACCGATTTCTCTTTAGTAAATCCCTCTATTTCACGATCCATAAACTGTGCAGCTATCTCTTCAGAAGTAAATTCAGTTGTGTCACCCTTTGTAGTACCAGTGATACTCGGACGTGTAAAAATACCTTTTGGCAATCCAACATACTCTCTTGACCCATCTTCATAAGTTTTAGCAAACACTACAGCAACATAAGGAGGATTATCCTCACTTCCCATTGCGGTGATTCCTTCCACAGTTTCTAATCCTAAAAGCTTCTGTTTATCTTCAATAGGGATTTTATGAAACCCAGAAGTTACAGAAATATCTCCACTTGAAACAGCCATTTCAGCAGTCTTATTATCGCCTCGCGCTCTTACAATCTCTTGCGGCATTTCCACAGTAATTGTTTGCAAGAATTTAACACGCTCAATATAAGCTGCAGTTACCCCTTCTCCAACTTCACCATAATAAAATTCATCTACACCTGTGGATGATCTATATACTTTTTCTTCTCCTGCCAAATTAATCACTCCTATAAATTATTAAAATCTTCTCGATAAACTTTCTTTCCATAACGTCTTGCAACTCGAAAAACTCCTGTAGCTTTGTCCCATTCATCAGGACCATTAGTTTCCGAGAAACCATTTTTATCTACCAAGATTTTTCGTATCCTTTTAGCGACCAAATCCCTTGTTTTGCGGTTATCTGACCAAATATCAACTTGTATCAAGCTGTCTTCACTTAAATAAGTGTTGTCTGCATAATCACCTATCCTATCGGAGTCAATAGGATCAAATACTATATAGGTACCGCTAAAATCCCCAGTTTCCGGATATTCATAAAACTTAATACGGTTGCCTACGTATTCTTTAATCACTTCATCAGCGATAAGAAGAGAATACATGTAATCTAACATTAAATTCCCCTCCTTAACTCCCGCTTGACGGTTTCTCGGTACGCATTCTCTGCATTCCGCATTGCTCTTGCAATGGCCCCTTTACCTCTTGGATTAGGATTATTAACAGTTCCCCACTCGTTTAAGTGAATGATTCTATAACGATCATGTGGACCACGCCAGTGTATTTTCACTGTTCTTTGTCCTGCTTTTCCAGTTGGTTCAGAAATAGTGATTTCTTCTAATGAGTAACCCTGATCTTTAAAAGTAGCGAATTGACGTTTAAGTTCTTCCACAAACACCCTTGCACCAGCTAATAATGCTCTATCACTTATTTGTTGTGATCTTTGTTCTCCCAATCGTCTTTCTATTTCCCTAAGTAATTCACTGTTCCCTCTGATGTTTACGCTCATGTTGTCACCTCTGCGACAATTCTTATTTCTCTTCTATTCCTTAAATCAGGAGCAACATTTTTAATATTAAAGTGTGTGTCTTTATAAATTGATGCATTAATAGATACATAATGTTTATTTGTTGGTTGGTAAGAACCTCTAGGATCTCTAATTTTGATAGTAAGATCATTCAAAGTTCCTGTTGCTTTAGCTAACTCTAAATCTTTTGCCCATACTCCTTCGATATCTGCCCAACATTCGTAAAGAACTCTTTTAACTTTCTCACCAGGATCAGGACCATCATTCGCTGCATACTCATAGAAAGTTACTTTATATTTGCTCTTATTAATCAGTCTCTTCGGCATCAGCAAATACCTCCTGAACAAAAAAAGGAGTAAGAGCATTCAGTGCCTCACCTAGTTCCTTTTCAGCTACTCTATATTCATAAAAAATGCCCGCTACCATAATTATTAGGTATTCGGTTTGTTTACCTGTCGCATTTTGGACATATGTTTTAGCTTGCTCCAAATAAAAAGAGAGCATAGACTCATCCATGCCCTCATCCCAATATATATGATTCTTTAATTTTTTAATAAGTTCTTCATCCATAAGAATTATCCTTCTGTTGGTGCAGTTGCTCCGACTTCATAACGATATGCAGTAGGTTCTAATGGAGAATAAATTAACTGACCATCTAACAAGTTGTATACTTGGAATCCGATTTTATTTGTTCCGCTATATTTCTCAATTAACTTTTGTAACTCCATTGCCCCAATGACATCTTGGATATGGAATGATGCAAAATCACCGAAATAGAAAACTGGAACAGCTGGATCACTAGTGTTTGCTGCATCTGTAAAGTCTAATTTATGACCTAATAAACGATAACCCATTCCATCTGGTGCTTCATAAAGTAATGGGCGTCCATTTGCATCAACTAATCCTTCTAAAGCTGTAAATGCTGCACGGTTAACAATCCACATAGATTTCTTTAAGACAGAAGTAACTGGTTGTCCTTTAAATTTAACTAGTTGTTGGTACAATTTTGAAGCTAAACCACCTGCTTCTAAATCAACCGTCTCCGTTTCATAGAAAGGAACAGCTTTTTTAGCAAGTGCTCCAGGATTCTCATTACCTACATCATTTCCATTAAACATGTAATTAGTTTCTTTTTCCACATAAGCTTTTTTCAATTCTTCCACAACAATTTCTTCAATGTTGACACCGGACATTTTCATTAATTTCTTTGTTACTGTTGCCAACGCATCAAATTCTGCTGGATCAAGTAAAATTTCATCAAATTCGATTTCTGTTTCCACAATTTCTTGTGTACGCTCTTTCTTGTTAACATTAGCTGCTGCTTTTTTAACAAGTACTGGGTACTTCACATTGCCTTTAGTTCTATGAACAGAACCATATTTACGTAATAAGTTCTCTTCTTGTGCATAAGTTATGATTTCAGAAGCAATTACTTCTGGAATAGTTACGGAACCGTTGCCTGCTTCAATTCCAAGTGAACGTGCTTCTGCTTCATTGATTTTACCAACTACAAAGTTAGCAAATGCTGTGCGAATTTCTTTTTCTTTTCGCTTCGTTGTCTTAGACCCACGAGTGGAAAGGGCCTTCCCAATTTGTGACATTGCAGCATTACGTTGTTCTGGTGAAATACCAGATGAACGCTGTCCATCTTCCTCTTCGCTTTGATTATCTTCTTGCCCTTCGCCTGATTGCCCGTCACCTTCTCCATCCGCATCAGAACCAGCTTCTCCATCACGACTTTCATCACCATTAGAACCAGCACCTTCACCCTCAGAAGAACCTTCCTCTTCTTCACTCTCATCTAGATTTGCTAATTCATCCGCAATTTCCTTAGCTGTATCAGCTAAATCTTGCACTTCTTTTTGAACGGCTTCTAAATCTTCTGCACGAACTTCATTCTTTTCTAACTTGTTGCGTAATTCAGTAAGTCGTTGGTTGTTACGCTTCTGTAATTCAAGTAATAGTTTTCTAGTTTTCATTCTTCAAAACTCCTTTAATTTGTTTTAATATTTTCATGCGTTGTTCTACTTCTTTAGCAATCTCTTTACTGCGCACCAATGAAGCTTCTGTATCTTCGTAAGCCGGAATGGATACTACGGATATTTCATATAGTTCAACTTCATGAATGGTTCTTAATGCTGGTTCTACAGAATAATCCCAAGTTTCTTCAGTGATCCAAAAACCAAAAGAACATTGATCGATATCACGTCTATCCATACTTTCTGCCAAATCACGTCCAGCAGAAGTATTCGGAACATCAATTTCGAATTTTAATCCTCTTGCATCTTCTTCTAACCGCAATGTGCCGCTTTTTGTTCGGCCGAGAACCTTGTCCCAATTATGATTAAATAACGCTCTAACATCTCCATTTTCAGAGAGAGAACGGGAAAATGCACCTGGCTCGATAACTTCCTCGAACCATCCACCAATATTTGCTTTTGAATTAAATACAGCAGCATAACCTGTAATCATAGACGGTTCATCTTCTGTTGCATCCCTAGTCTTTAACTTGGTGATGTCAAATGTTCTCATTTCCTTCTTTTTTGTCATTTCCATCACCTCCCTTCAAGCTATCATCCGTTGCATTTCCTAAATCTTCTCCTGCGACTAAATCTTTCGAGATATATAATTTGCTAGATTCAGGAGTATTTAACTTCTCAAATCCAAGCATGTCTCTAGAATCATCAGGGGTTGTAATCATGGTACGAACCATGTTGTATGCAATGTTCGTTTTTGTACTGTACGGAACAAAATCAAGAATATTAATCTTAGATTTAATGCGAAACTTGGATTTCGAGCCAAAAAAAAGAAGAGTAAAATGCTCTTCTAAGTTTTTCAATATAGGTTTAGCAGCTTTATTGTGAAGGTACATCATAGCCTTTTCTAAGTCAGATCTTAATAAAGCTGTGTATGTGTCCACGTTTATACCCAAGAATTTACCTAAGTCCTTTTTATAGACATTCAGATAGGCAAGTGTTTTCTCGTCTTCTATCGGGCTTTTAAGCGTGTCTATCTTGTATCCTTTTCCTAAAGGAATCATTTTCACAGACCGCGATTCATCTATTTGTTCCAACTGGTCCAGAATCGCTTTAATCAATTTCGATTGTGCGGCATTCTGTGGGTTGATATGAGCATCCAATCCCAAAAGAAAGGCTAATAGTCCACCCTTCTTATATTTGTCTGTAAGGACCTTTTCTGCGCTCATAACACCTTCTAATGTTTCTTTGCCTAATTGCATTAAACCTACACCATTTAAATGATTGGTTCCCATGTTCTTAATGTGTCGAATCATAAATTTAGGAATATCAACTCCATTTATCCTAAACCGTTCTATGAGTCTATCGTCTAATTCCGTATATACATTTGTTCCAAGATGTAATTGAGTTCCGTCTAAGATAGGGAACACTTCTCCATTCAATAAATAAGTGTTTGTCAGTAATTTCTTAAACTCAGAACCTGTTAGATAATCATTTGGATTCTGTAGAGTCTTTAAAGCCCAATGATCTCTAATCTCTTTTCCATTCTCATCTTCCACAACAAACTCAGACAGCATAATTTGATTACTGATATCCTGCATTAATTCATAAACATCGCTAGACTCTAAAATGCTTTCGTCATTAACATATCGACCACCATAACGAATTGATCCCGAATATAAATCCTGTGTCCATCCTCGTTTTTCTGCTTGTTTATATAGAAAATTAGAGAATCTATCTCTCAATCCCAATCAATCACCCCCTTACCGGTATATATCACTAATCAACTCATCCATACCTTCTTCACTCACATCATCCATGACCATCATGGTTTCTTTATGAGCAACTAAAAAAGCGACATATCCATCAATTTTCTTTTTGGATTGTCGCTTTGACGGACCTTTCATTCCGTTCATATTTGTAACAACCACTAAATTTAATGCACAATATATAAATAATGGGTTGTCTGTATATAATCTTTTTTCATAAATTAATCTTTCGGCATCATCAATCATGGCATTCATTACTTTCGGATATTGATTTACTACAATACATTCCAAACCAAGATTTTCACACTTCTCAATAAGCTTATGAGACATGGCTGGGTCATAGTTTAATTGGCGAACATCATATAAATCCATACACTCTTTAATATAATCAAGGACCTGATCTTGGTCTATCATCTTTCCATCACAAAATTGGACAAATCCTTGAACAACAAGTTCTGTGTAAGGAACGTTATCCTCTTTTTCTCTAAATTCAATATCAGCATTAGGAATAAAGTACATCTGTTTTACTTTTAGAATAGCTTTCCCTTCCTCGTCATAAGTTGGGAAATTAAGATTCACACAGGTTAAGTCGGTTGTTTTTGATAAGTCCAATCCGATATAACAAGTTTCGCCTGTTAAGTCTCCTAGATCATCAACAAGTACGTGAGCAACCTGGTCTTGTTCAAAGAAATTATCTGCTCCATTTACAAAAACATTCAAATGTTTGGCCAGAAACTCTGCTTTTTTATGCGCTGATCGTGAAGCTGAAATAAATTCGGTTTCTAGAGCGCTCATTGTTACTGAAACTCCAATATTAGGATTGACCATTTCCCAAACTTTACGGTCGGTCCAATCGTAATTCTTGTTAGGTTCATAGATCATAACAAAGCTTGCATCATTATCGTCATTCTTCAGAACTTCTTTTGCTTCACGATACACGCGCATTCCTACACTAGATGAACCTTTACCAGCAGTAGAAATGTTAAACATGATAGGTTCGTCACGAGAAATCTGAGCAGATTTAAAATTGTCATACTGCTCCATGTTTTCTTGTTTATGTAACTCATCATTAAGTACAAAATGCGGATTGGAACCTTCTATGGAATCAATATTTTTACTCATTACAATAAATGTATTGGTGTAAGCTAAATCGTTGTGAATGTAATCATACGTAACACTTGATACTGTACCTTTTGGCCCTTTATATATCTGAGAAACATTCAATAAAGCATCATGATTGAGAATGGTAGCTGCGAACGGTTTAGCTGCAAATTGCGCTTGGTTAAAATCACTAGCACAGCAATAACAATCCGCACTAAGAACGCCTTCTCCATACATGGAGTACCCAAGAGCACCAACAGCAAGTAATGTCTTACCATTCTTTTTAGGAATCTGAATATACGACTCCCTAGTAACACGAACCACTTTGCCAGCTTCGTTATAATGCACCCATCCATATATCCATGAGTACGCAAACTTCTCCCAATCTTCCAGGATAAAAGGTTGCCCAGCTAAACTACCTTTAGTGTGACGGACAAAAGTCTCAACCCAATCCATCATTTCATTCGCTCGGTCTACATCAAACCAAATATCTTTTCGCTTCTTCCACTTGTACCAACGATCCACCATTAACTTTATAGTGTTGGGAAATTTCTTAGGGTTCTTTCTTACTTTCTTAGCGAATAGATCTGCGTAATTTACTCCGCGTTCAATCATGTGGAATTCCGCCACTTTTTCCTGTGTTCAGCTAATTCGTCTTTAGGTTGTTCAACAGGCTTCTCCATTTTTTCATTTTTCCCCACAGAAGAACCACCAGTGACAACTTTACCTGATTTTGATTTGTTAGTTAGACCAAGCATATCCAAAGCTTTCGTCTTCTTTTCAGACCATGTTTCTACTTGCTGTGCCAATGGATGCTTCGAATTATTTGTGGCTCCCGCTTTATTGGTGTGACGTTGTGTAGCTGGGAAGCCTTTCTCTTTCCACTGCAAATGCATTGTTGTATAAATTTCAAAAATATCTAGATAAGGTTCTATCGTTGGATCCAAAGTGAGGGTGTATATATCCGCATCCCTCATTATTTTCAATATCCGCT